GCCAAAAATCGGGTTCAAAACTCGTTATGGTATGGTTGCCAACCCATTTGCTACATCAAATGCTGATGGTGCAATCGCTTTCGCCAAGAAAAACATTTACTATCGCTTGGTCGGAGTCGCTAACCTTATGTAATCTCAAGATTGGGAATAACCCAACAGGAACTAGAGGGGGGCTTCGGCTCCCCTCTTTTTTATAAATAGAGTGCTAAGGAGGTATAATTATGGCAGAACCAACAAATAAGAATTTTCTTGGTCAAACTGGTTTTAGACTGATATTAGATCGTATTCCCACAGCTACATACTTCTCACAGACCGCTAGTATTCCTAGTATCAGTCTCGGAGGCCCAACGATAAATTCTCCAATCATAGATTATCCATTACCAGGTGAAAAGTTGACATTTTCTGCTTTTAATGTTACATTTAAAGTTGATGAGGATATGAAGAACTTTTTGGAGTTATATAATTGGCTTGTTGGTCTTGGCTCTCCAGAATCTTTTGATCAGTATAAAAGGTATAGAAATACTAGCATTAATCAAAATAACTTATCAGATGGTACTCTTATTATTTTAAGTAGTAAATATAATCCAAATCTTCGTGTTAAATTTAGAGGTATGTTTCCAGAGTCTATATCAGAATTACAATTCAGCACTAATGCTACGGATATTGATTACTTAGAAGCAACAGCCTCATTTAAATATAAGGATTATATCATCGAATCAGTCTAGGAGGAAGATATGTGGACTTCTATATTTTTCACTATAATTATAATTGTCATATCATACTTTACTGGTCTTTACTTCGGAAGCGAATATCAAAAAATCGTTGACGAAGAAAAGATCAAACTGATAGAAGAAAAATCAAAAAAAGCTTTGGAAAATAAAAAGAGACAACAAATAGTAGATCCTCGAAAGGTATAATATGAATATTGAAAATATTATGGAAATGTGGTCTGAAGATGTAAAGATGGACAATTTAGATTTAGACACCGAGAGTTTGAGGATACCTAATCTTCATGCAAAGTGGCTTAATATTCTCACAAAAGAACGACAGAAACTTAGAAGATTAACTGTCAAGAAACAGCAACTTGCAAAGACTCTCGGTGAATATTACCGAGGTGAGATGTCAGAACAAGAGTTGAAAGACCTTGATAGAGAACCTTATCTAAAAACCGTTTTGAAAGCTGATATACATAGTTATGTCGATACCGATACCGACATGATTGAGTTGAACTTGCGTACATCTTACCAGCAAGAAGTGGTCGATGTTGCTGAAGAAATAATGAAGGCAATTAATGGCAGACAATGGAATATTAGAAACGCAATTGAATGGAGAAAATTCTCCAACGGTGCTGGCTGATATTATAATCAAACCACATAACGAAGTGTTTATTCGTGTGGATTGTGAGAGAAGTATCGCACAAGAGCTATACGATCACTTTTCATTTTATGTTCCTGGTTATAAATTTATGCCAACTTACAAGTCAAGAGTGTGGGATGGCAAAATCAGACTCTTCAATATCAATACACAAAGAATATATAAAGGTCTAATTAAAGAGGTAAAGAAATTTGCCGAGTCGATGGACTATACAATGGACATTGAAGATAAACTCGGCGATGCAAATGAATTCTCTGTATTTGAATGTGGTCAGTTCGTACAGAGTATTAAAGTTAAACATACTCCTCGTGACTATCAGATAAATGGCTTTGTATATGCTATTCGTAACAATAGATGTTTATTATTATCACCTACTGGTTCAGGTAAGTCATTAATAATATATCTATTGTCTCGCTTTTATCCTCATAAAAAACTTATTATTGTACCTACAATCTCTTTGGTTCATCAGTTGGCAAAAGACTTTGAAGACTACAATAACGGACCCGTAGATATACTTAAAATCACAGGAGATACTGATAAACAGTGGAAAAATAAAATTGATAGTAATATAGTCATTTCTACATGGCAGTCTATGTATAAGCAGCCTAGAGCGTTCTACGGGCAGTTTGGAGTGATTATTGGCGATGAAGCACATTTGTTCAAGGCAAAATCATTAACTTCTATTTTAGAAAAAATGACAGATATTAAATATAGATTTGGCTTTACCGGTACATTGGATGGGTCGCAAACTCATCAATTAGTTTTAGAGGGATTATTTGGTCCTATAAAATCTCTTGTAAAAACTAAAGAATTAATGGATAGTAATCAGTTAGCCAACTTAGATATAAAAATATTAGTTTTAAAATATTCAGAACAAACCTGTAAAAATAATAAAAATATGAAGTACCAACAGGAAATGGATTTCATTGTTAGTAGTAATAGACGTAATAGATTCATACAAAATTTATCTTTATCTTTAAAGGGCAATACTCTTATATTATTTCAATATGTTGAAAAACACGGTAAAATATTATATGATCTTATAAATAATAAAATAACTAAAGATAGAAAATTATTTTTTGTATTTGGTGGTACTGATGGTGAAACTAGAGAGTCCATCAGAGAAATTACAGAGAAAGAAACGAATGCAATTATTATCGCATCGTATGGTACTTTTTCTACTGGTATTAATATTAGAGCTTTACACAATATTATATTTGCCAGCCCTTCTAAAAGTAAAATTAGAAATCTTCAATCTATTGGTCGGGGCCTGAGAACCAACGTTGATAAAGAGCAATGCACTTTATTTGATATTAGTGATGATATGCAATATAAGAAACATATTAACTATACACTAAGACATTTATACGAAAGAGTAAAAATCTACAATCAAGAAAAGTTCAATTATAAACTTTATAAAATAGATTTGGAGAGTTAAAATGGATCAAGAGTTTTCCGACGAAGTTTTACAAAATGATAGGTATCGAATTTTATTACTTGCCAACGGTCAAAATGTTATTGGTAGAATTATAAATTCTACTACCTATGGAATATTAATTAGAAATCCAGTTATATGCAGCATCGATGATAGCGAAGTATTTTTTAATGTATTATTTAACGGAATGTCTAAAAGTAAGAATTTTTTCTTTCCGGCAATGCAAATCGTTACAATAGGTTTGGTAGATGAAGATATTAAAAAGTATTATGAAAAATATCTAAAAGATACTTTTGAAGATTTTGTTGAATTCAAATCAGATAATTCAAGTGAATATTCATATGAACCATCATCTAACGCCATGGCAAAACTACTTAATAGTATTAAAGGTACTATACATTAATGGTTGACATGGTTATAGTAATGTTTTGTCAAGTGATTGTCAAGAAAAAAATTATATTGACATGGGTATGATTTTATTATATTATAAGTCATATTCGCAAATAAGGAGATATTATGAAAAAAACACAAGATAGAGAACACTATGTAGATAATAAAAAGTTTTATGCTGAAATGCTTCGATATCGTGATAATCGTGAATCTGCACTAGAGGCAGGTACATCGCCGCCTCGCGTACCAAATTACATTGGTGATTGTATTATGCGAATCGCTTATAAATTATCTAATAAACCTAACTTCATCAACTACCCGTTCAAGGAAGAGATGATTGGCGATGGTATTGAAAACTGTATCATGTATGTAGACAATTTCAATCCAGATAAATCTACGAATCCATTTGCTTATTTTACTCAAATCATTTATTATGCTTATCTAAGACGTATTGAAAAAGAGAAGAAGGCTTTATATACAAAATATAAAGCAACGGAAGATTTCAATCTTAACACCGCGCTAAGTGGCGAAGATAGAGAGTTCATTAAATCTAGTGAAGGTGCATCTGAGAATGCATCTATGTTCATACAAGATTTCGAAGAAAAGAGGTTCAATAAATGAAAGTAGCACTTGTCACCGATACTCATTTTGGGGCTCGTAACGACAATCAGGTCTTTGCCAGGTTCTTCTCACGTTTCTGGAATGAGGTATTCTTTCCATATATTGATGAACATAAGATTGACCATGTTATTCATTTAGGTGATATTGTAGACCGCAGAAAGTATATCAACTGGGTATCAGCAAATCAGTTACATGAGG